CCACCGCTTTCATTCTCCCAAATCACTGTGAAATAGAGGTGAGGGGTGTACCATGTGAAGGTCTGCTGGCTTCCGAGGAAGTTGTTTGGGAACTCTTGGGTGATAAACCGATTTGGTGTGCTCCATGATAGGCGGGTAGCCTTGAACAACACTTCGTCATCGCCTGCTAATGGTCCCATGTCGCCTCCTGGGCCACTGTGGAATACCTCATTAGTCAACTGCACTGGGTAGTTGGTCACATAGACTTGCATCTTGAAATTGCTTGTAGCGTTAGTTGCTCCTGTCATCATATCGTCAAACCAGTCCATATGGTTGAAAGTGTGACGCATACCGCTTCGCAAGTTAATGCGCTTTTGCAGTATCACGATGCTCTCGTCTGTCACGCCTTCCGTTTGGATTGTTTCTCGTATTTCATGCAAAGCCATCACTTGCCACCTCTTTTCTGCTTGTTGTACGCAAGGCGAGCCGCCTTAGTACGCTTACGAAGGTAGTCTTGACTGCTTTCGCTCTTCTTCTTAGCACGGAAGCTAAACTTCTTGTTGAACACTATCCACGGGTTCTTTTTTCTGCGCTTCTTGGGAACACTGATCAAATCTGCGTTTGCTTCCATTATTCCCTCTTGAACATCCTGTACATTTCCACCAGTAGCCATGAGAGTCTCTCCAGCCTTGATGTAGACTGTTGCGGCAGGTGTGCCTTGTATCATGTATGCCTGATATGCTGGTATAGCAACCATGTCGAGTGGGAACACCATGTTGTTGTCGCCCACGATGAGTCCTGTTAAGCCACCCACGCCGATACCGATAGCAGTACCCACGCCAGGTGCTACTGCTGAACCAGCCGCACCACCGATAACTGCGAGGTCTCTTGCGAGTTCGCCTTTGGCCTTAGCCCTGTCAGTTCTTGCAGACACTAAGCATCAACTCACTGGTCTTGTCCTTGGACAAGCATTTCAGTCAGTTGCTTTGCGGTGATGGTGATTGGTTCTGCAATAAGCATAACATCGAGTTCAAGGCTCTTAGAAGCAGCAATCTCCCAAGTATCAGAGGCAACGCCAAAGAGCAAGTCTGTCACAACGGGGAAGCCAGCAGGGTGCAAGTTCTCCGTAGGGTAGACCATGTGGTCGGCGTACATGTAGACAGAAGAAGCAGTAGGGTCAGCAGGGTTGCGTGGACCCAAGTAGGTTGTGAAAGTCTCAATGTGAAGCACATCAGGAGAAGCAATTCCCACATCTGCGGCATCTTCATATGCACGGGTAGTAGCATAAATCTTCAAGTTTGATGTCTTGACAGTAGAAACTGAAGAGTTGTTGATGTCACCCTGAGAGAGGTTGAATGTGCCTGTGTTGCCAGCGTTGCTGTCACGAAGCATCAAGTTCACTTCTTTGATAGCCAAACCCTTGCGTTCAAGGGTGCTAACATATTCTGATAGGTCAAATCGCCCATAGACTGTGGCTTGATTACCAGCAGCATCAGGGGCAAATTGTAGTCGGTCTCGTAGGATTAGGTCGCGTGTGCCTTTTGCCATGTGCAGGACAGGGCAATACGAGTACATAAAACATGGGTGTCGGAAAAGGCAGTGTCTAAATAGTACTACTATATCGTCAAAGCATGGACGAACACATCCCCCATGAGATTGCAGATGGCTACGCAGATTACATTCTTCAACACTGTTTCCGGTGTCGATGTTGCGGTCAAATACGCAACAGAAACACACTACGCAGAGTCATTGGACTACACACTTGGAAATCTTCCTCAGTTTGTCAACCCTGCTTTGAAGAACTCAACTTGGAGGTGGCTTAAATGTCGGAAAGGTCTACTGACCTTACCCACACCTCTACTTGGCCGATGGATTGGAACGCTTCTGCAAGCGGTCGCATTGGCTTCACAAAGTCATGGGACACACAAGGCGCATCAGGGGTCTCAGTCATCAAGGGAAACCGCATAGCCATCTACTTGAGAGTCTCAACAATCGAGCAACATGTGGATAACCAACTCCCCATTATCGAGACATACATGAAAGCAAACTTCCCTTACTACTACAAGGATAAAGTCAACTTCTGGGGTGAAGGAGAAAAGACCAGAGGATTTGACATCTTCTGGGACCACGAAACCGGCAAGCACACAGACAGAGATGCCTTTGGCAAGTTATTCAATCGGATTCAAGGCAAAAAGTATGACCATGTAGTCTGCTGGCATGTAGACCGTTGCTCTCGCAACATAGAAGACTTCGCTCGCATCATGCGATACTCTACTGCGGCAGAATGCACATGGCACTTTGCTTCTCTGCAAATGAATACCTCGGACCCGATGATGTTGTTCATGTGCAAGTTCTTTGCATTGTGGGGCGAACACGAAGTTGCTCTCAAAGAATTGCGACAGAAGGAAGGTATTGCACGCCGAAGAAAAGCTGGACTACACATGGGGCGCAAACCAGACATGCAACACGACGACAACTTGTTTGAATTACTTCGCAAAGAGCCTAACATGAGTATCGCTGCTGTGGGTCGCCACTTTGGCAAGTCCCGTGACTGGGCTCGCAAGGCAATTGACAGGGTGTCGGAAAGAACCCCCTAAGATTTGGCCGATTTCCACCGCTTCCGTATGCAAGGATCTGCCATGTCGCCAACGCTTACCTTAAACACATCAGAAAATGGTTTGACACATGTCAAATTAACATGGGTGCAAGGTCAACGCCGAGGGACAATCCAGCAACAACAAGAATGGGCTTTGCGAGTTTGGCTAATGCCCTCAACTCAACAGCCAGTTCTTCAACCGCACGCAGGCGAGTATCAATCCTGTCAAGCCGAGCATCTTGTGCCTCGTCATGTCCCATCAGAACATCCTCACATTTCCGTTATCGAAATGTCGTAGAGGTGGTTGCTGTGGTCGGACCGGACCTGATGTGATACCTGCAAATGGTTTGGCAATCGCCTTGAACCAGTCAGGAATGTCATCAACAGCGTCACCGAATGCATCAGTGTGTCCTACCATAGTACGCGCACGGGCCAAACCAGCACGCACACCATCAAGTTCATCCATTTCTTCTGCTCCGCCATAGCCAGCTTGTCCAAAGAACCAGCCTTCTCCAAGTGCAATACCTGTTGGTTCAGACATAATCTGAGGTCGCATACCACCCATTTGCCATAGAGGGCGAGCGCCATCTACTTCTGCTTGGCTGATTTGACGGCCATTAGAGCGCAATAGACGCCCCTGTGCGTTGTTGTACTCACGCAGGTAGCCGATGCCATACTCTACGGCATCCACTTCGACGCTTTCCACCGCAGCATAGAAGGACATAGCGAACTCTCTGTCGATTGCTCCACCGCTTTCATTCTCCCAAATCACTGTGAAATAGAGGTGAGGGGTGTACCATGTGAAGGTCTGCTGGCTTCCGAG